CCCCTTTAAGTTTTTATGTTTTTTCTTTAAAAAAAGACTTGACAAAGTTTGTAGAGATGTTATACTAATAACTGTGCTACAAACATAAAAGGCACAAACGTAGCAATGTAGCTACACAACACGACATAGGCACAACATATAGGAGGCATTAACTATGGCATCATTAGCAGAAATTCGAGCAAAGCTCAAAGAACAAGAAACACGTTCATCAGGTGGTTCACAAGGCGGCGGCGACAACGCAATTTACCCATTTTGGAATATGAAAGAAGGCGAGAGTGGTACTCTACGTTTCCTTCCAGACGGTAATGCAGATAACACTTTTTTCTGGGCAGAACGTTTGATGATCAAACTTCCGTTCGCAGGTGTTAAAGGCGAAACTGACTCGCGTCCAGTACAAGTACAAATTCCATGTATGGAAATGTACGGCGAAACATGTAACATTCTAAACGAAGTACGTGGTTGGTTTAAAGATCCGTCATTAGAAGATATGGGTCGTAAGTATTGGAAAAAGCGTTCATACGTATTCCAAGGCTTTGTAACAGATAATCCATTGGCAGACGATAATACACCCGAGAATCCAATTCGTAGGTTTATTATTGGACCACAGATTTTCCAAATTATTAAGCAAGCACTTATGGATCCTGACATGGAAGAATTACCAACAGATTATACTGCTGGTGTAGACTTCCGTCTAAACAAAACATCGAAAGGTGGCTACGCAGACTATGGCACAAGTAATTGGGCACGTAGAGAGCGTCCGTTAGCTGATAATGAAATGGCGGCAGTTAATACCCATGGACTGTTTAACTTAAATGACTTCCTTCCTAAAAAGCCAGATGAAGTAGCTCAAAAAGCAATGCAAGAAATGTTTGAAGCATCAGTGGATGGTGAAGCATATGATGCAGAACGTTGGAGTAATTACTTCCGTCCTGCAGGTATGCAAGCACGTACAGGTGATCCGATGAAAGCTGCCAGCCCACAAGCTACAGCAACTAGTCAAAGTGCACCTGCACCAACGCCAGCGCCAGCACCAGTAGCGGCTCCGGTAGTAGCAGAAGCAACACCAGCGGCAGCACCAGCAGCCGAAGCACCTGCAGAAGGCGGCGCACAAGACATTCTAGCAATGATCCGAGCACGTCAGGGTTAATAACGAGCAAGCTAAAAGGGTTGCTTTATTGAATAGCAACCCTTTTTAGTTGCCCTACTTTTCAGCTAATTAGGAGAAAACATGGCTAAATCATTTGATGTAAGCAAGTTCCGTAAGGACTTAACAAAAAGTATCTCAGGCATGAGTGCTGGCTTTAACGATCCAACAGATTGGATTAGTACAGGCTCATTTGCACTAAACTATCTTATCAGTGGCGACTTTCACAAAGGTGTTCCGCTAGGTAAGGTTACTGTGTTTGCAGGCGAATCAGGAGCAGGTAAGAGTTATTTCTGTTCAGGTAACGTTGTAAAACACGCACAAGATCAAGGCATCTTTGTAGTACTAATTGACTCAGAGAACGCACTTGATGAGAGCTGGCTACAAGCTCTTGACGTTGACACTAGTGAAGAAAAACTTCTTAAACTAAACATGTCAATGATTGATGATGTAGCAAAAACTATCTCAACATTTATTACAGACTTTAAAGCAATGGACGAAGAAGACCGTCCAAAAGTATTGTTTGTAATTGACTCGTTGGGTATGTTGCTAACACCTACTGACGTTGATCAGTTTAACAAGGGTGACATGAAAGGTGATATGGGTCGTAAGCCTAAAGCACTAACTTCATTAGTCCGTAATACTGTTAACATGATTGGCTCACTTAACGTAGGCTTAGTATGTACTAACCACACTTATGCATCACAGGATATGTTTGATCCAGATGATAAGATTAGTGGTGGTTCGGGCTTTATCTATGCATCAAGTATTGTTGTTGCAATGAAGAAACTAAAGCTCAAAGAAGACGAAGACGGTAATAAGATCTCAGAAGTTATGGGTATTAGAGCTGGTTGTAAAGTAATGAAGACACGCTATGCAAAACCTTTCGAAGGTGTGCAAGTTAAGATTCCTTATGAAACTGGCATGAATCCTTATAGCGGACTTGTTGAATTGTTTGAAAAGAAAGGCTTGTTAACTAAGCAAGGCAATCGACTCAAGTATGTTAACCTAGCAGGCGAAGAAGTTCTTGAATATCGCAAGGCCTGGATGATCGGTGGAAAACTTGATTTGATTATGTCGGAATACAACGAGAAAATGGCTCCTGTGGTAAATACCGACGAAGTTGACGAAGAAGCAACTGATGATCAAATTGAGGAAGCTACCATAAATGGATGAAGAAAGAATAGTTGAAATTTGGACGTTGTTTAAGGAATATCTTGACAAGAAACAAGTAGAAGCATCTGCAGAACGTTATGTAGATTTACTAGCCGATTACGGCATAGGTGATGATATATTAAAAGAATGCTTAGGTGCGTCTGCTGAACTAGATAATGCAATAATGTATTATTTAGAATTGGATGATGATCCTGATGACGACGATGATGATGAATGGGATGAATAATGGGTTGGTATAGTGAAGTATCAAGAGACATATCTAAGATACCTAGTGCTGTGCAGTTCTTTGAAGACGAGCTAATACAAGCTCGTGTCGAAGTAAAGCTCAAAGGCAATGTTGAACGTGCTGCCGCAGAAATGCCTGGCTTAGTTGAACACCGCTTTAATCAGCTTCAAGAAATTGAAGCAATCCTAAACTACTTAAATATCGAGCTACGTAGGTTGCGTAGCTCGTATTTTAAGAAGTATTTAGAAAACTATCAACGAGCTCTGTCAAGCCGTGACGTTGAAAAATACGTAGACGGTGAGGCAGACGTTGTTGACTATGAAAAGATTATTAACGAGTTTGCTCTTATGCGTAACAAATGGTTAGGCTTACTTAAAGGTCTTGATCAAAAACAATGGCAAATAACAAATGTTGTTAAGTTGCGAGTAGCAGGGATGGAAGATGCAAGTTTATAAAGTAAAGAGAGAATATTTTTTAGAGCTTATGCCTAGAGGTGCAATAACGGCCGAAATGGGTGTAGGTAGAGGCAACTTTAGTGAACTTATATGTAAACTAACAAAACCAAAAAAACATTATTGTGTTGATGTTTTTGCAGTACTTGACAAAACTATACAAGGAAAGTACTTTGCAAGTCAAACAGAATGGGACAAACGATTTAAAGATGTACAGGATAGATTATCAAGATATAATGTAGAATTCTTACGCACATTAACATACAACATATGTAATCATGTTAAGCCCAATACATTAGATTGGGTATATGTTGACGGTGATCATTCGTATGAAGGATGTCAAAAAGATCTACAAGCAGTAAACGATTGTGTAAAGCAAGATGGATTTATACTAGGACACGACTACGTTGATCATGATAAATATTCCTCTTGGGGAGTAGTTAATGCTGTAAATGAATTTGTAGAAGAAAATAATTATTATCTAACTGCTGTAACTACTGAACAATTTCCTTCGTACTTAATAAGTAAGTCAGAAGAAAATCACAATAGAATACAGCATAGATTGGAAAATAAATGAAGTACACTTTTTATTGGGTAGGCAATTCAACAACAGGAAATTTTGGAGATGTATTAACACCAAAGTTATTAGACTACTTTGGTGTTGATTACGACTGGACTAGAGGCAGTAATTACAATGCTATGTGTATTGGTTCTATTGCAAGGCATGCAAAAAAAGGTACTATAGTACTAGGTAGTGGATTTATGTCAATGAAAAATCCTATTGATATTGATGCTGACTGGCGCTTTGTTAGAGGTCCAAGATCAAAAGCAAAGCTATTACAAGCTGGCGGGACAACATCTGATGTAGTAGGAGACCCTGCATTACTATTACCAATGTTTTGTGACGAAAGTAAAAAGAAATACGATGTAGGAATTATTCCACATATAAGTCAATACAAATGGGCAAAAGAAAAATATCCAAATTACCATGTAATTAATCTTAAAACAAAAAACGCATTATCAAAAGCAAAAGAAATCACTGAATGTAGAACTATAATTAGTAGTTCATTGCACGGAATAATTGCTGCTCATGCATATAATATTCCGTCTGCATATGTTGAGTTTGAAAATGGTATTAAAGGCGATGGTACAAAGTTTCAAGATCATTATGAGTCTATTGGATTACATGCAGAACTTAGTACAGTAGAAGAGCCCTTATTTACTACTGGTACTTTTGATATGGCACAACTTGCAGACTTCTTTAAAGACCTTTAGTAGTCGTAGTCAAATCTATCTAGATCATCTTTAAATAAATTTTCAATTATTGTCTTAGTATTTTTATTATAGTAATCTCTATAATGTTTATGTGATGTTTTGTTAACATGCGGCAGTGCTATATCTACATTAAAGACGTCTTGTAACCTCTTGAATTTTAACGATAATTCTTCTGCCTTAAACCATTCAACAGATTCGTCTATCCAATATACTTGTGGAGTTTTTCTTTCATATAACCAAATACCCAAGTCAAATGGATTGTGTATATCTTGACTATGTTCTTCTAACCAGTTTTCAAATCCTTTATTATAATATGCAGAAATTAAAATATCATCTTGTTGATTAGTACTTTTCTTTGTACGCTGGCCATTGCTACGCATTTCAATACGTTCTACTGCACGTTGTCCAATAAAGTGAAACATACTAACCATTCTAGCATATGGATTTCGTACAAAACAAAATGTATATCCTAACTTTTTCCAAATATTTCTAGCATCAGTTAGTGTACAATGCTTTTGTTGTCTATCAAAATATGTAATATTTTCGCTAATCCATAATTCAAAACTGCTACCTGCAGTTTTAGGTATGTGTATAAATGTTGCTTTATGTTTTGGAAAATGTATTGCCATGAAAGTATTTAGTAGTTATGTGCGCACATAAATATCTACATGAACGTAGTATTAGTAACAGGTGGATTTGATCCACTACACTCAGGGCATCTAGCCTATTTCAAAGAAGCAAAGAAGCTCGGCGACAAACTTATTGTTGGCGTGAATAGTGATGATTGGCTTACACGTAAGAAAGGCAGACCATTTATGTGCTTTGAAGAACGTGCTTCAATTATTAGAGAAATGGAAATTGTAGATAAAGTAATTGGATTTGACGACAGCGACGAT